ACCTTGCGGACGTTGTTTGCTGGCTTGAGAACCGCCTCTGGCGCCAGATCACCGCCGCCGAGGCCGAGGCGCTGCTGAAGCCGAAGCGCATCTGCGTTTGGAAATCGCGTTTTCTTGGGCCGACCAGTCTTGAGCAGTACCCAAGGCTGGCCTGACGACTGACTAAAACCCGACGCTTCCGGCCGACGGGCCGGGCGAACAAATAGACAAGGCCGTGCGGGGCCGCATCCTCGCGCGGCCTTGTTTGTCGGGTAGGGAAGGAGGAGTGAGGGCATGAATCTCTTTCCAGGCGAAGCATGGCGGAGGAACGCGCGGGGAACGTCCTCTCTCTTGGGCGGGTCGGCAGGCGGCATTCAGCCGCCGTTTGAGCCTGTCGAGTTGGACAAGATGCGACGGGCCGAGAAATGGCTGCTTGAGAGTCCTGGCCGTGCGAAGGCTTCGGCGGGGCGGGTCAAGACCATCTTGGGGGAGACGCAGGCGGGAGAGGCGTCGTGGACGGCGGAGAAGCGTGAACGTCGGATTCGGGAGACGCCGTACCACGAGTTTATGGCGCCGGGTCCAGAGCGGGAGGCGGCGGCGGCTCGTGGTGGTTGGCCCAGCCGTGGGGCGTCGGCTCGTGCGGGTGAGGTGCGGCGTGCCGCGGCGAGTGTGGGGCGGGACGTGGACAAGACGCACACGGGGGAGATTGAGCGGTTTGTTGGTGTGACCGAGAAGGGGGTGACGGAGGAGGACCGGCGGGTACGGGCGGAGCGTGTGGCACGGGGTCGGGCGTTCTTGCTGGGCGGGACACAGGGGCAGAGGCAGTTGGCGGCGGGGAAGCCGGTGACGGGGAAGGTGAGACCGAAGCGGAGGCGGGCATGACGAAGCCGGAGAAGGTCGAACTGGACGGCGAGGCATTGCTGGACATTCACATCGAGGGTCCGCACGAGGTCCGGACGTTTGAGGACGGCTCGGGTGCCCTGGTGCGGCGTCTGGACCCGGTAGCGGGCGGCGAATGCATCTGGGCGGGGCAAGGCGTGTTTCAGCCGCTCAACGGCATGAATCAGCCATCGGCCCCGCCGTTGACGTTCTGGTTCCGCATTACGGGCGTGGCGAACGCCGCCGACGCTTTTGCGAAGATGCGGGACCACCTGGAAGCCGCCGGCCCCGTGTTTGCCAAGCGGTTGCAGGAGAGCGTGCGGAAGGCCCAGCGGCAGATTGTGGCCCCGCAGTCGCGGTTCCGTCTGCACGGTGGCGGTAACGGAGACAGGCTGAGGATGCAATGACCGAACTCGGTCCATCCGACGTGGCCGAAATGAACCCGGCGTACTGGGCGCTGATGAACAAGATCCGCGTCCTCTCCGGCCCGTTCACCTTCAAGGACCACGAGTATCAGGTCGAACCGATGCAGAGCATGGCCCGGCGGGTGTGTTACATGAAAGCCACGCAGGGCGGCTTCACCGAAATCGAGGTCCTGCGAACGCTGCACGGCCTGATCCACGTGCGGTATCCACAGGGCGTCCTCTACCTGTTCCCGACGGCGGACGACGTGGGAGAGTTCTCCAAGTCGCGGTTCGGACCCCTCATCGCCGAGAACCGCAACAGCATCGGCCAGTACGTCAAATCGGGCGGCAAGGGCACGGACACGACCAGTCTCAAACAGGTTCACGGCGCCTTTCTGTTCATACGCGGGGCGAGGTTGTCGCAGTCGATTGAAGGCGGCGGCGGAGCCGACAAGGAATCCGCGAAACTCCGGTCCGTCCCCGTGGACCGGGTGGTGTTCGACGAGTTGGACCTGATGGACGAGGACGCCATCGCCAAGGCGCGGGGCCGGATGGGGCATTCCCAGATTCAGGAAGAGTGTTACATCTCGAACCCGACGCTTCCCGGCCGGGGCATCGACAAGATGTTCGCCCAGTCCGACCAGCGGCATTGGCACCGGCGGTGCTCGTGCGGGACGTGGATGTGCGCGGAAGAATCCTTCCCCGACTGTGTGAAGACGGGGGACGACGGCCGGGGGTACATCGCGTGCCCGAAGTGCGGCAAACCCGTGCCCATCTACGCGGGCAAGGGCACGGGGGAATGGGTGGCGAAACAGCCCGAGATCAAGGACTTCCCCGGCTACCGTTGGAGCCAGTTGACGAGCGTGTTCAACGACCCGGCGGAGATTCTGAAGGAGTTCAACGACCCGCAGAACCCGAACCTCGCCGACACGTACCGGCTGCGGCTGGGGTTGCCGTACGTTCCGAAAGAGGACCAGTTGACGGAGGCCCAGGTCTACGATTGCTGCGGCAAGGACCTGATGGTCCAGCGACACCGGGGACCCTGCGGCATGGGCGTGGACATCGGGAAGACCTATTTTCACGTCGTCATCGGCGTCCGGGCAGCGGCCGACAGGTTCGACGTGCTGCGGCTGGCGCGGGTTCCGTCGGCGATGGGGTGGGAGACGTTGCACGACCTGGCCAAGTTGTTCAACGTCAAGTCGACGGTGGTGGACATCCGGCCTTACGAAGACAGCGCCCGCCGGTTTCAGCGTTCCGAACCACACCGCGTGTTGCTGTGCGAGTACAGCGAGAACGCGCTGATGGACAACCGGGTGGACGACGCTACGGGCATCGTGAAGTCTTTCCGAACGGGCTTGTGCGACACGACGCACCGGCTGGTGGTCGAGAAGCGGCTGGGGTTGCCCCGGCAGTGCGACGAAGTGAGGACCTTCGCCAAACAGGTCACGGCGATGGCGAAGATTCTGGAGAAGGACAAGCGGACGGGCACCGCGACGTACCGCTACACGAGTGCGGGGCCGGACCATTACCGGCACGCTTTGGGGTATCTCTGGCTGGCGGCCCGGCGGCTTCCTATCGCGAGCGCATCGGGGCAATACGGAAAACGGAAGCCCAAGACGGAGTACGCGATTATCTGAGGTCGAAGAGATGGGCGACAACAGACAGGTCAGCGCCATCAAGGACTACATCGTCAAGGCGCACAAGGCGGGCGCGTGCGGCAAGTACGGCGAGCATGTGCCGCAAGAGCAGATGGGTCGTGTCGGCAAAGGATCGACCTACATCGGGACGATGACGCCGACGGAACGGCGACGCTACAGGCGCGAATACCGGCGCATCTTTGGGCACGATTAGGAATCCAACGATGGAAACGGCGAGCCCGAACGCGACCGCAAAGTCGATTATCGACCTGTGGGAACGCGAACTGATGGCGCAGCAACCGCACCGGCAACTGTGGCAGCAGGTGGCCGACCGTATCCTGCAGCGTTTCAACCGGATTACAAACCAGCGGTCGCCCGGCGAAGACACGAGTTTGTCGGTCTACGACGACACGGCGAAGGAGTGTTTGCGCGAAATGGCCGCCGGTCTTTCAAGTTCGACGATTCAGACGGGCCAGCACTTCTACGAAATCCGCCTCCGCAACACGCAGTTGGCCGAAACCGACGTGGCGGACAGGGCCATCTGGAAACTCGTCGAGGACGCCCACGTCGAACTCTACACGAGCAATTTCGTGTCGCGGTACAACCAGATGCTCGCTCCTTACGGCGGGTTCGGCCAGGGCTGCCTGTATTGCGAGTTTTCCAAAACGTCGCTCAAGTTGACCTTCAAGAACATCGACATTGCCAACTACGTATTCCTGGAAAACTGCGACGGCGAGATCGACACGGTGCTGGTGTTGTCTGAGCAGACGGCCCGGCAGGCCATTCAGAACTACGGCGAGGAAGCGTTGCCGAGAGACATTCTGGCGGCGTCGGAGCACGCAGACAGGTCGGGCGAGAAGTTCAAGTTCATCCAGAGTGTCCGGCCGCGCAAGGACCGGAACACGAACAAGGAGAGTTGGCGGCACATGCCCTTCGAGTCGCTTCACGTCGCCGTGGAAGCGCAGCAGGTGGTTCGCGAAGGCGGATACCGGCAGATGCCGTATCTGATTTTCCGATGGATCGTCGCGTCCGGGGAGAAGTACGGTCGCGGGCAGGGCACGGAATATCTGGCGCGCATCAAGGTCCTGGACCGGATGGTGAAGGATTACGTGGACATTGCGAACCGATGGGCGCACCCGCCTTACGAGAAACGTCAGGATTTCGAGGGGGAAGTGGACCTGCGGCCGGACGGCGAAAACGTGGTCCTGGAAACGGGCATGATTCAGGCCGTTGACCAGAGGATGCTCGGCAACGTGCCCATCAGCGAACGCACCATCGAACTCTACACTGAGAAAATCGAGAAGGCGTTTTTCGTGGACGTGTTTCGCAGCCTGTCGCAGTTGACCGGCAACCAGCGCATGACCAACCTGGAGGTCTCCGAACGGCTGCGCGAAGGCATGAAGCGCATCTCGCCGATGGCGTCCCAGTTGTACGAAGACATGAACCGGCTCATCGAGCGGGTTACGGACCTGTTGCTTCAACACGGTCGCGTGGTGCTGCCGCCGGAACTGGAGGGGGCCGAATGGTCTATTGAGTATCTGGGCGCCTTGGCGTTGGCGCTCAGGGACAAGGAAGCCGCCGGGTTCATGCGATTCAGCGAGTTCGTTATGAACATCGCGAAGGTCAGCCCCGAGTCGCTGGACACCATCAACTTCGACGAAGCGGTGCCCGACATGGCCAAGTTCCTTGGCGTCAAGAGCACGCACATCTCGACGCAGGAACGGATTGATGCGCTTCGGGCGGCCCGCCGGGAAGCGGAGCAGGCGCAACAGGAAATGGAGATGGCCCAAGCAGCCCTCGGCAGTTACGGGCCGACCGCGAAGGCGGCGGAAGAGGGCAGCCCGGCCGGGGAACTGATGGCGGCGGCGAAAGGGGCGTAGGCAATGCCTCTGACCAAAAAAGGCGCAAAGATTTACGCGGCGATGGCGGCCCAGTACGGCAAGAAAAAGGGCAAGCGCGTCTTCTACGCCTCGGCCAACAAGGGAACCATCAAGGGCGTCCACAAGGGGAAGAAGTGACCGACGACGAACGGGCAATCCTGGTGGATTACGCTGACCTGTTCGCAACGGCTCTTGGACAGCGCGTACTTGAGGACATGAAACGGCGCGCGGGGTTTTACGGAACCAAGGTGAAAAAGGGGATGCCGATAGAGCCGACGCGATTGCTCTGGAACGAGGCGCAGCGGGCCTTTGTTCTCGAGGTCGTGAACCGTGCGGCTTACGACTTTTCACAAGAACCAGTGGAAGACGAGGAGAACACAAATGGCTGATGAGACTGGGGAGCCGAATCCGGCGGCAGAGCCGGACAGTTCGGTCCAGGACGAACCGCAATCGTTCAT